CCGGAGAAACCAACAGATTTTAAGGTCTCGCCGACCATGCTTTTGAACTTTGCCAGCTCGCTATTTATCGAAGCGGTATCCAACTTTATTCCTACGCCAAGACGCTTGATCTTGTCAGCCATGTTCGCTAACTCCTTGTTCCGTAAAGATCGCCGGGCGTTGCAAGAGGCCACGCTGAAGTTTTATGATTGGGTGTTGCATCGGGCTGAGAACCGGGGGGTGAGCTTCGAAAGCATTCCCGCCTGAGGCCAGCGTTTTCGTCCGGGCGCGAGTTCATAGAAGAACTTTTGTATCGGGCGTTCGCATCAGGGCAATATTCATGCGCGGATGTTTTGAACAGCGCGGCAGGAATATCTCGTCTCTCACCGGGTGTGTCAGCGGGTCTGACCAAAGATGTGTGAAAAGGCAGGCTCAACAATCCGGTCATCGGATTTTTCGCTGAGAGTTTCTTGATGCCTTCCATATTGACAGGCCCGGACAGTTTCCAGTCTGAGCCTTCGCCGTCCGATAGGGTTGCCAGCGGAAGGCCGCCGTCATCCACAAGGTCACAGGCTCCGAGGTGTGCGTTTTCGATTGTGAAGGTTGCCATAACCCCATCGTAAAGCTGGCCGGGTATATGTTCGCAAGTCCTTACATCATCACCGCAAACGTCACATACAGGCGTCCCGCCGTACCACTCGATGCTGATATCGGTAAGGATGCCCGTCTCTATGCCCTTTGCCAGTTCATCAGTATTGTACTGGCCGATGGTCATGGCTTTCGGCATGTAGAAAGGTGCCTGCAACTGGTAGCTTCTGCCCTTCCTTGCTCCTTCGGGGGTCTGTACACTCACGAGCTTACCCGGTAGCCAGCGGCCAAGGTTCAGGTCCCGCTTGTGCGACGTGCCGAGTCTCAGGCGTTCCCTGTCGAGGTCGGCCTTGAAATTATGTAGGCTGGAAGCGGATAGGTAGTATTTATAAACCGTCAACATAAAATTGTTTGCCGGTTTCGCGTCGAAGACATAGAACTCATCCGCCTTGCCGGGGCTTTTTGCCTGTGCGTTTATCAGCATCATTTCTTCTGGGGTTGGTAGTCTCATGTTTTATAATCTCCCGGACAAAGCGTCCTTGAGGTCCTTTTTCGTCTTTCGATTCTGGACCGCCTTTTTGATCTTCTTCGCTCCTGCAGCCGCCTTCTTGCCGTCACCGGCTTTCTTCGCCGCCTCAACCTCATTGAGGATGCCCTCGATGATCTGAAGCCCAAGGTTAAAGGCGAGAATATTCTCGGTCTTCTGAGCTTCAAGCAAATCAAGCATGGCCTTGTTGAGTCGCTTGATCGGTGCCGCGCCGGTATGTTGAAAGTCGCTCTCGCGCAAACTGTCGATCCTGTGAATGACCGGCAAATATTTCCGGGCAAAATAGGAATCGACGGGTTCGAAATACACCCAGTAAGGTGCCACATCGATGTTGTGGAGCTTGCCTAAGAAATCCAAGGGCTTGATTATTTCGCCTTCGCGGAACTCGTGAAGACCGATCTGAAAAGAACGTGAAATGCGATATGTGTTCATAGTCAACACCCCCTCAGAAGATACGCAAGGTTGTTCAAAAATGTCCCTTTTCCGTGCGAGTCCTCTTCGTGGTTCGAGTATTGGGGCACGAAATTCTTTTGGCAATCGGCATCGTGCCGATTGTATGGGCAAGCATGCTCCGGTCCCTGAATACCCGTGATCGGGCGTAGCTCCGACCATCTCCGGGCTTGCATTTCACGGATGAAATGGCAGTTACCACAATCCCACGCAACAATCTCGATTTTCCCATCGACCCGGCACGGGAAACCACTCAGGGTCCGAAACAGCTCATCTATTCCATCCGAAAAGTTTTCTAATGCTTTAAATTCAAAATCCATTCTGTGTCCTCCCTATCTCAGCCGAATCAATTCTGCAAGCTTATCAAGGAAACTGCCCCGGCGGTGCTCGTCGTCAAAATTCCCGAAAATAGGATGGAAATTCTGCTGGCACCCCTCATCAAGAAACTGGAACGGACAGGCCCGGAGTTGCGCTAAAAAATCACAATTTGAGCAACTGCGAGCGACTATTGCCAGTTCGCCATCGATACGATAAACTGCGCCTTGTAACGCTTGAAGCAGGGCATCGATTTTTTCTTCAACTGCTGAAACCTTTTCAAATTCTGCCACTGGTTCCTCCTTTTTGTCACAAATTCAGATATTTGGTGATAACTGAAATGTGCTTGTCATATATCTTGGGATCGATCGCCGTATCCTGAAAGATCGCCTTCTTCGCCGCTCCGTAATCATGCCAGCTGCCTGATCGTGATAAGATGCCGTGTGCTACCAGTAATTTCCTTATGCCGGTCGGTGTCAGTGCTTCAATTTCCGTTTTTGATAAAGTCATCGTGTCCTCCTTGAGCCGGTCCCGCGCCCAAAGAAGGACCGTATTTTATCTCACTGTAACTGCCTCACTGCATCGGGAAAGCTCAGGCCGTCCCGTTCCATCACGAAGCCAATCGCGTCCCATCCTTTCGCACACGAGAAGCAGTACACGTGATTGTCAGGAAAGAGGTGCATCGATGGATCTTTGTCGCCGTGGAAGGGGCACCTGGCCTGATTGCGCCGAAACTCGTATAACTCCGTGAAGGGGTAGGCCTTTGCACGCTCGATCATATCGTCGCTGACACCCTTCCTGTGCTTCTCCGGTTTGCGAAGGGAAATCATCTCAGATTGAAATTTCTGAATCGCACTGATGTTTTTCAGAATCCGTTCACCCAGAAACAAACGGTTGTCAACATCGCCCGTGTTCACATGGCGGTCATAACTTTCCATCAGGTAAAAGGTTTCAAGAATGCAAGCCCGCATCTGTCCTTTTAAATACTCGTGTCTAGCGGACCTTTTGAGATCGTCGTCGGGGTACGTTTGGATATGTTCCTTGATCGTCGCACGAACCTTCGGCATGATCTCCTTTTTGAAGTCGTCAAGGATTTCGGCGATGTCTTCGGTCATCTTTCCTGCTCTTCGGTTAATGTCGTCTCTTCATATTTTCCGTTCTTAAGAATGAGTCCTATTTTGGTATCGATCACGCCGCGCTTGCGGTTCTTCGCCACCTTGCAAATAGTCACCCACTTATCCGATTTGTGCCGCCATACGTAAACAACAGTATCGGCCTCTTGTTCGATAAAGGAACTGTCTCTGGTGTGTCCCAGTCCCGGCTCGTCGTCGGGCCTCGTCTTAACCATGTGGGCGACCAAAAAAATGACTATGTTGTGTTTTACGGCAAGCTGCTTCAGACCTCGAACACATTCCCCAATGACGAAACTCATATTTTGTTTGCCGTTCATCTGCACAAGATAGTGGACGTGATCGATGAATACCGCCGCCGTCCTGTACTTCAGCTTCGCTTCTATCATCCGGTCTTCAAGCCATTTCAGCGTGTTGTCCTTGAGTTTCAACGGCAGGTAGATGTGTTTCTGGTAGTCGGGGTGGAAAGTAGAGAGAAAGTCCTCTGTACCCACCTCGTAGCTAAACCAGAGAGGCATCGTAAGCTGTTCGGCCATATTTTTCGTGAACGTCTGGCAAAGGGTTGTCTTGCCGTGGCCCGTCACGCCGGAAACCACAACAAGCTGTCCGGGGAAGAAGCCGCCGATGGTTTTATCCAGTGTCGGTATCTTGCTCAGTATCTTTTCCCCTTTAGGCCTGTTCGCAGTATAGAGCCGCAAAACTTCGTTCGAGGGTAACACCCGGTCTTCGCCGTCATATGCGGCAAGCTGTTGTTCAAGCTCGATCTCTTTCAGGTCAACCACGTTCGCGCTCCTCTATTTTGCGAAGATGCTCTTCTTCATCTGGGGAAAGACCAAAGACGGGCGGCCCTTTCACTACCCCGTTTCCATTCACCGGGGCTTCGATCTTGTTCAGCCAGTTCAAAATGAACGTCGGGGTCTTTTTCCTCCTCGCATTTCCCGGCTTTGATAACCACGCATCCATTTTGGCAAGCTCAATCTCAAAGTTGATGTGCCGATAGGCTGGATTGCCTTTCAGGGATTCTAAAAAATCATGCGAAGTCGTTCCGTTAGGAACTGGGGTTTTTTCTTTCTTTTTTCTTTCTTTTTTCTTTGAAGAAGAAGATGAAGAAGAAGAAGGGGGTGTTACTTTTTCGTTACTATCCCCGTTACATTTGGCGTTACTCTTAAACCGTGCTTGACGTAACGCATTGTTTTTACGGTCTTTTTCTTCTCGCATCATCCGTCTATTTTCAAGCGTTACTTTTCCGTTACTCTCCGTTACCGATGCAAATTTCAAGCGTTTTGCTTCATCAATAAATCTGATAAATTCCGGCTCAGTTGTGCCTATCATGCGACAGTATTCTTGGGTGGTTCCGGTAAGAGTTCCACGGTCCGGAGCTTCCCACATGTAACAGAGTAAATCTATCCAGATACCCTTGCTTTCATGGGATGCCATTTTGAGCTGAGGATCACTAAGCCAGTCTCGGACGTAGAACTGAAACGCCGGTGCCTTCACGAGTTCGCGCTCTCCATGCCAAACAATCTTTTCACCTCTGCTTCGGGAACTCGGATAGATCCGCCAATCTGGACAGTTCGAATCTTTTTTTCGCGACATAATTTCCATATGGTGACCGGTTTCAACCGGGCCATCGTTGCGACTTCTTTTACCGTGAACATCACTGTGAATGGCACACTGCACCTCCTTGTGGTCTTTATAAATAGTTACTGCACTGATGTAACGTAGATTTTTATAACCACTCGATTTGTATACGTTTAACAGCCGCTAAAATGTAACGAAGCATATTATTTGACTTTGCTTTTGCAGCCGTTCTGACTTTGCATGCTGTTTTGTATATATTGATGTAGCAATGTTGCAGCCATTACCAGAATTAGCTGTAAAATCAAGCGATTGAGAGACGAAAAATGTTGCATGGGCCTTATATGAGGTGAGGAAGCGGTACTACGGGCGGGGGACCGTTGGCATAAAGCCGACCGCTTCCTCAATGAGGACAAATTAATTAATCGATTATTGTTGACAGAATGGCATGATTTCAAGAGCCCCCGCTCGACAATTCTCCCCTACTATAAGGGGACCGTCTTACTTTGAATTATCTGACGGACCCATAAGCGGTCCGCGAGACATGGAGGCTCCTTTCTTTGAGATCGATCCGAGAGGATCGTGTTGCTATGGGAAAATAATATATTTTCGATTTCCGAAAGTCAACCTTTTGCCTCCCATGTCCCAAGGACGGACGAAGCGCACATGACAACCACGGGTGTCTGCAATTGGAGACATTCCAGAATGCCAGCGGATAATTTGACACCGATCGGTGTCCAAAATTTTGGACAAACCATAAAGTAACCCCAGAGGGTACTCCTAAGACAGAAAATGTGTCCCATGGGACACAAAGATCTCTATTGGTTACTCAAAGCCATTTCCCCTATGGGCGAAAACCAAGAAGGGCAGTGCATCCGGGTGGACTCGATTGAGACCAACTGGTCTCATCATCACATGTGTGTCCGGTCGGTCACAAGCACTGCAAACAGGAGTAAAGCAATGTCCGAAGCCCTAACAGTTATCGAACGTAACAACCTTGTCGAACTTGAAGAAACGATTCAGAAGAACCTCACGGCGTTCTACGAGGTCGGTTTTGCTCTCATGCAGATCAGGGACAACAGGCTGTACAGGGAGTACAGGCACGAAGATGATACGCCCATGACGTTTGAGGAATACTGCAAGGAAAAGTGGGGATTTACGCGAATGAGGGCAAGCCAACTTATATCGGCGAGCATGGCTTTGGAAAATGTAAACCAAGGTTTACAAGACCATTCCGTTTCCGAAAGGGTCCTGCGTCCCCTTACCCGCATCAAAAACCCCGACGAACAACGTGAGGTCTACCAGCGCGCCGTCGAGACAGCACCGGAGGGGAACAATTGTTCCCATTCCGGCTGATGTGCAAAATTCTACACAAAGCAAGATGACACCAATTGGGTACAAATGTACCCATGCTATTTCGTCCCTGTGAGCGTTCGAGGGGAAAAAGAGGCATACGTGTGGCTTCGTGGCTAGAAAACGCCGTGACGTGGAACTGTGGGGGTTTCACGGGGAGATAGAAAGGGGCTTTAAGGGGATTTGAAAGGGGGTATGGGGTCCACTATAGTACAAAGGCCTGTCTACAATTGTAGACAAATGTACCTGCAGGCTTGATAACTTACTGAAATAAGGGGCTTTGGACGGATTTTTGCATATATGGCAGAGGGGAGTCTCACCCGCCGCCGGGCCGATGATCGAAAAATTCAAACGGGTGGGGTATGGGCCTATCTGTTGTCCGCTACGTCGTCGTGTAGCCTTTTCTTTCTTGTCAATACCAATTTTACCCCTCGACCGGCCTTGCCTTGCCGCTCATGTTCTTCGATGATGCCAACAATCCGCTTAGCTTCTCTCGGGGTCCAGTAATGAAACCCCTCGCTATCGATATAATCCCCAGACAATCGACCTTCCGCGACGAGCCGCGACAGCCTCGTCGGGTGCCTACCAGCCATCTTCGAAAGCTCGGTTATGTTCACAATTCTTCTTGGCATATATCCCTCCTGAAATCGTAAATATATTATACTTCATAAGTCATTGTAACTGCAACAGTTAATCTGATGTATATAGCTGAAAATAGGTTTTAAGTACATCATCGATATCTCATTATTTGCTTGACATTAATAATGTTTCATTGGTAATATATCTCTATCCAACAATGACATATACAGGGGGCAATCAATGAAGGCAATCGGCTACATCAGGGTCTCAACCGATGAGCAAGCGAAAGATGGTATTTCCTTGGACAGCCAGCGGACTAAGATCGCCGCATATTGCGAGTTTAACGACTTGTCTCTTGTTGAGGTCATCGAGGACGCCGGGAAGTCGGGGAAGGACTTGAACCGCGAAGGGATACAGTCTCTTCTGGGTATGGTAAAGGGCCGTCATATCGACGCTATTGTGGTCTACAAACTCGACAGGTTGTCTCGAAGGGTAAAGGACACCTTGACCCTTATGGATCTCGTAGAAAAGAAGAATATCGCGTTTCATTCAATTACGGAGCGGCTTGATACCAAATCCGCAATGGGTAAGTTCTTCATCAACATCATGGCGAGTATGAACCAGTGGGAGAGGGACACTATCAGCGAGAGGACAAGGGACGCATTACAGCACAAAATCGATATCGGGGAACGTGCCGGGCAAGTCCCATATGGATGGACCGTGGATGCAGATGGAAAGACCCTCCTTCCGAATTCAAGGGAACAGAAGGCCATAGAGCTTATTCAGGACCTTCACCGGAAGGGATATTCCTACCGGGCAATATGCCGGGAACTGGACAAGGAAGGTCATATACCGGCAGGGAAGACGTGGCACCCGCAGACGGTTTCAAACATTCTGAGGAAAGCGGCATGACGGGTAAAATCACACATCTTGTCAAGCACCGACCGGTGATTGACAGAACGAAAGGCAAGGATATTTCACAAGAGCCCGAAATGAAGAAGCTAGTCGAAATAGACCGCACGATGACCCCGGATGAGAGAAGCAGGATCATAAAGCATTTGGAAGACAACGCTAAAAAGGAGGTTGCGGTTATGGAAAAAGCGGCAAAGGAGGTAGGACATGTCCAGTTATAGCCTTCCTTTCGTTAGGAAGATGTCAAAGGAAGAGAGGAAGAAGATCAAGACCGACGTTGCCGCACGACAATTCTATGAGTCCCATCACAACCACTACGACGGTGGCCGTATTTATTGGACCGTCGATTTCAGAAACGAACATAGCAATCCAGACACCAACCGGAACAAGCACAAGCATTACATGATGGACAAGGAAATAGGAGAGAAATGGGGAGAGGAGTGGTTGTTGTGGGTACAGTCACGGTGTGAACTCCGGCTAAGTTCTCTTTTTTCCATGCGCTTGGAGGATATAGTACGCGACATGGTGATGCGCGGCAGATGGGGTGGCGTGGAGGATGGTTTCATTAAGGCTATTTCCCGTCACTTGGTCAAGGAATTCGATAGCCATGTCAAGCCCGCACTCAGGGATCATAGCGCAAATCCTGAAATCAAAAATATTGGCAAGGCTCAGTTAACGCTGGTGAAATAATAATACACAGGAGGATTTCATGAGTAAGGAGAAGACGGTATTGAAGGATGTATCGCAAGAACAGACAGGGACCCCCCAGACTGTTCGCGATGGTTTGGCCGCCATCGCATACGATGTATCAAGTATCATCGCGCGGATTGGTCTGCTTTCCGAGATCGTCGAGGATAGTGATCTTGATGAACTCCCGTCACTCGGAGCGGTGTCGCAGTGTAGCCCGGACATATCGGTTGACCATCTCTTTTCCCATTCCCGAGCTAACGCCCTCGCTTACTTCCTAGGCGATATCCGGATGCGGTTGGCGATCATCGCCGATTTTGCTGATAAAATATGGAGGGAGACCAAAGCCCATGAGTAAAGCCACGACCGCAAAGGCACCTGAGTTCGAAGAATTGGCAACCGAGAGCCTCCTTGAGGAGATAGCGAAACTGGAATTCCTGGGCGCGGTCCTCAATCCACAGGAGGACATGTCAGTCAAGCTCGAAGGGAATGAGCTTTGCGGACTCTCGTATATCCTTTGCGACATAGCGGAAAGGCTTCAGTGCTGCGTGCCTGAGTCCTGCCAATAACAAAGCACCTCCTGGCACCGTCATCAGGGATGGTTGATGGTGCACCTTCAAACCCCCATCGGTTTCACCGTAGCCGGTGGGGGTATCTTTTTCCTCAAAATGTCCAGTTTTAGCAGAAAAGTTTAATATACTGAATCCAGACATTTGATATCTTGAGACCCTTAGAGCTATTTGTTTAATATATTAAACAGAAGGGGGTAGGGCGGTCTATTCTGTGAGTGGGGCATTTTGCCCCGGTGTCGCCTATGAGTCGGAAAAATCCGACTGTGGGGGGTATAGATGGGGCATTTTGCCCCACTTTCTCTTTTTGAGGGAATAAAAGTGGCGGTGATGTGTCTTCCCCCCCTTGCCTCCCGGTCTATTTCTGTTGTATACTGATTCCTATATGATAACCGTTATCATCCGAGAACCTTTACTATCAACCATCCATGGAGGGAGAGACGAATGAATCAGAGAAATACTGAGTTAAAAGCCCTTTGGGACCATTTCAGGGAAGGTAAGGCATACCCATCGGAGAACGAAATAATGTCAAGGATGAGGATATTTGCCAGACCGAACGTGAAGCAGGACTTCGAGTTCCTCCCTGAATTGAATCCTGAGAGAATAACCGGTATGGCTCCTAGTGGTTCTCCTTACTGGATCGAGACTATCGACCCGCCTCCTTGGTTTATAAGATATTGTGGTATCGATGATGACATTGACTATGCCGATGTCTTCAAAAAGGCAAGAGGGCATAAGACATTTAAGCGTAAGGCCCAGAGGGTCCGTTTGACGTTAACGAAGAGAGACGGATAACTTATTCATAGTACTCTCTGCTAGATAGGGCATTCATGGGCTATTCCCCGCCGTTTCAGAGGTGTTCTGTGATCACCTTCATGCACCGCCGGGCATAATTAGCCAGAAACCGGGATTTCGGGGCATATTGTCCTTTATTGGCTGGTCTACCGGAATATAGTTATAATCGGGATAGAGGGGTATCGGTAGGATTGACGCGCTTTTACGGGGTAAAGAAGAGGGTGTCTGGAAAGCCCGATAGGGCTAATGATCGCGGGTTTGCAGGCGGTGCCGTCGATGCAATAAGGGAAAGCATTCAAGGAATGCATGGCCATAAAATACTATGAGGCCCCGGCCCAATAATTGAACAATGCTAGGACTATGTTATACTAGATCATACTAACTGTGACTGGAGGTAAAAAACAGCGGGGGGTTAAAAATGTTCACGAC